TGGTGTTCCGTCAACAACCACAATGCCACAATTATTGGCTGCGGTTGAGCGAAATATTATGATGCTTAAATTTCAGTACAAAGGTGCACATACCTACGTAAATGTTTTTGGAATTTACGGGAATGTCGCTATTATACCGAAACATTCTTATGAGCAGTTAAAAGAACGCGATTTTAAGTGTTTTATTACTGCTTATAGGAATAATAAGAAACAAAAGTTTGGTGCAACAATACAATTTATGACTTTGGATGAAACTAATTTTATAGTTTTAGACCATAATTATGATTATGTTATTGTTAAATCACCAACTTTTGGTACTTTTCGAGATGTTCGAAAGTTTATGCTTCAAGATAAGATGTTTGTTGGCAAGACTGAGGGGATTTTGAAAGGCCGTGATACCGAAGGTGAGTTAGTCACTTTTGAGTTTAAGGCTTTTCAATCCGCTCCGTTGCGTTATGTTCAATCGAGTCGGAAAGCTCTTTTTGAATATTTTGGTTATAAAGCGTATGCTCACAGAGAAACATTTTTAGGTCTCTGTGGTGCACCTTATTTAGTTAAAACTAATAATGGTTGCTTTATTGCTGGATTTCATGTAGCTTTGCAGAAAGCTTTTAAGAACATTGAAATTTATTGTTGTCCTTTGTTACAGAAGGATTTGCATTTGAGACGAAATCAATGGTTCCATTATCATATAATGGTTTGGATCTTAATGAGACTTACGTCACTACGCAAGATTTGGCTATTAGTCAAGAATTGCATGAAAAGTGTCCTGTAAGAAATCTTAAGGAAGGTTCAAGCATTTTAGTATATGGATCATTGGATTTGTTTCGACCAAAGCTTAAATCTTTGGTTTGCCATACTGTTTATTGTCAAGATGTTTTAGATTATTATGGAATGCTCGATGTTGAGTATTTTTCACCAAAGGGTGTTAATAGTCGAAATTGTCTGACAATGACAGTTGATAAGATGTGTCAAAAGAGTCATTTCCCACCTGCTTATATAGAGGAGGTGAAGAATTCTCTTTTGAAGATTTATTTGGATGTCGTTCGTAAGAATGATATTCATGTTGATCCTAATGTTTATCCCATGAGCGTTGCTATCAATGGTTTAGACGGTGTGCCCTATATTAATAGGTTGCCCGTTAAAACTTCTGGTGGTTTTGCGCATAAAGGAAGAAAGGATAAATATTTTAAGTTAGGTGAAGCAACAGCTGATCATATGGTTAATTATTATTTAACCGATGATATTGCAGCTGAAGTCAACACCGCTTTAGATAGGATCAAGAAAGGTGAACGTATTACAG